GAGAATACTTGCGACGTACCGTTGTACAGAAGAGAGCCTACAAAACCACCTTTAACGTTATAGTCAACTGCAACGTCGGGCATTAATGTGCGTATATCCAAACGATCCAAGTTTTCTTGGAAATCGTCTGCGACTTTCCGATCAAGAATACCGCCAATAGTAAACTCGGAAAACATCAAGGTAGATTTGATATCGACAATAGAACCCGAAATACTGTCGTTATAGTACATGTCTGAATACAAGCGCATGACCAGTTTTTTCTGCTCAAGGTCTTCAGAAAAAACGATATCTTTTAGCAGGGGATCGATGTCAATTTCGATGGGCATTTGGGAGAGTGACGCGTTACCGCCCCCGGCTGCGGCTGTTGCAATGTAGTCGTTAATATCTTGGCGAGTTCCGTAGTGATTAGCAGCGGCGCCCATTTCCATAGCACCCCGTTGTGAACTAGCTGGGGATACTGCGGAGTAACTGGTCTTTTTTCTCAGCTTCATAGAATGCTCGCATTAGTGGCGTAAACTACGCTCACATTTCCGCGTCGATTATCATGCCAGATAACATCGTCGGTGGTTAATCGTCGTAGATTGTTAACTGTCTCTACGTTGTTTGCGTTTTGATTATGCCGTCCCAGTTCGGTGTTAGCATCAATCGGTAGATCAGCAATATAAAATTCCTGTTGATCTGCCTTAATAAACTTTTCCCACATTTTGCGGCCAGCGGGAGTATTAGATATATCCGTACGTATAGAAACGTAACGCTGTAGGAAATACTGGCTCATTATAAGCCTAGCTAGTCCGGGTACATCTGTCCTAACCTCAACCTGCACAACGCGCTGACCAAATGTCGGGTGATTAGCGACCTTGTAATAGCACGCATAAACAACTTCGCACATGTCTGCAACTAGTAATAGCTTGCAGTCCTCAAGGCCCGGTACAGCCGTATCCACAATTTCGTAAGCGGTGAACGTGGCATTATCCCCGTGTATTAATCGCACATATTTTTCGTAGCGCAGTAGATCACAGTACCGATCATGATCTACTTCGATTTTATCGATCAGCGCGTTTGCAAGTATTGGCATATATAACCTAGTTTTTAGGGATCAAAATTTCACCGTCTAAGGTCAGCGTAGCTAACCCCTTTCCGTCATCAACCTGTGACGTTCCTTTTGTATAAAGCTCGCCTAGAATGCGCCCCAATTCAGGATTTTTAGACCCTAGCCATTCAAAGCCCACACCTGACCAAGTTTTAGTAGTTGATTTTCCCGGATGTGCTGCGTGGGTGATATGTATTTTGGCCTTACTGTTCACCTTCATATTTTCTGGTATTTCAAAAGTGGACGGCTTTTTACCACCACGTACACGCGTAATAACATCGCCTGTTGTAACAGGTTTTACTTCAGGGATTTTCACAGGAACCGGGGCTTTACTTTTTGGTAGAGCGGATGGGGAAAGTGGGGTTGTATCGTAAGGAGGCCGGTCGAAGTTATCGCCCAGCTTATATTGCGGTTTCACATCGCGAATACGGTAGATGAAATAACGGCCACGTGACTCGGCTGCCTCCATTTCCGTGAATTCTTTCTTCGTGACTTTTTCATAAGCCCACGAAGCGCCATTGTGAAATGTTATGTAAAGGGTCTGGTCTTTTGGATTGTAGATTGCAGTACGCAAATTGCTACTATCCAATTCGATTTGGAACCAGCCTTTCGGGAGGGTTTCGGCAGGTTTATCTTTCCCGCCTACCCCTGCATTTACAGTTTGTTTTCGAATCTTTCCTGACCAACCGGCTGACTTATCCGTAATCATTGTGATTTCGGCATCATTCAGTTTGAATTGAATATCAGGACTATGTTTATGTACAACGAAGTACGCACGCCCGAACTTTTTTACGCCGTAAACGTTGCCCGGATGTAATTCAAGTTCGTATTCTTCATTATGACGGGGTTGGTCAAAAACCCGCTCAACGGCGTCTTCGTCGTACTGGAACCATTTATATTTAGTCAGGTCGTGTGGCGTTGGCATTTTTGGATTCCTCAAAAATCTTGTCTTTCAAGATCATTCCATAGGCGCCCAAAACTTTGTTGAATGCTTGCAGGCGAGAGTAGTATCGCCCGTCTTCCTCGTTGAATGTGCGCCCGTGTGCGGTACTACTTTCGCCCGTCTGTGTGATACCATTTTCAGGAACCAATGCACAAACAGTCGTAGTCGTACCGGGCACAATCCAGTAATGCTCAGCGAGGATTTTCGATTCAACAAATTCAGGAGTGATTTTAATCATTACGTTCACCATATGTTACCGCGCTTTGGCGGTTTAGTTTTAAGAGAGTGTACATAAACTAGCGACGGCCACCGCCCATAATCATCAGTGGTGCGCCGTTCTGCATTGTCAGCCCGCCACCGGAACCTGTACCTACGGCTGCCCCCGAGCCGCTGCCTAGTTTGGACGCCCCTAGCGCATTAGGTCGTGCCATGGTTAGGTTCATAGGTTCTGCCATAAGCATTGCCATATAATCCTCTTCCATTAAGCCCCATAAAAGTAGAGCCATTGCGCGCCAGTTATCATCCGTATAACCATCGCCTTTACCTACACCTTTCAGCAAGTCTTTCACAGTGAACATTTGTTTGAAAAGGTGGGCTACGGGTTTGTCTTTGTAGAATGCGCGGTAATCAGAATCCACAGCTTCCAGAAGTTTCGATGGTGGAATTTCGGATTTAGGTAGAATAATACTACCCTGTTCCATGCGGGTTCGTACGCCCACCATGTCCACGTATTTCAGGCTGTACTGTTTAGCAATAAAAGATGGAATATCCTCATTCGGATCGCCCATATCTAATTCGGCGTCACTCAGCAGTTTCAGGCTATTCCAGCGGTCAGCCAGTAGTACCTTTACGCTGCGGGCCTGCATGATGGGCAAAATCACTTCAGAATAAACTAATGAATGGTTTATCTTGAAACCCGGCAGTGGAATAATCTCACCCACAAGGTCTACACATAAATTAAAGTCTTCGTCTAGCGTGCCACCTGCAATAGAGAAGCTGTTGTCATTTAAGCCTGCATCGATTGCCAGAATTGACGCCTTACCACTTTTCTTAATCTTATCAATTTCCCCGAACATGTAGGACTGGCCTGCACGCTTGGAGTTGCGGAACGCCGCATGCATTTTCAAAGCGTTCCGTTTTGAAACGTCTTCACAATCCATGATGAACTTATGGTTCGATAGGAATGGATTAGAAATCAGTGGTGGGTTTGCACCAAAGTTCTTTTCAGCAGATTCGGGGTCTTTACGGTAGGCTTCCATAATGAATGTGGAATTACGTTTGAAGTTCGGGTTAACTTCCCACGTTGCCCGGTGGATACCATGCATAGAACGTGACTCCGAAGCACGTTCAATAAGCACATGAATCATATCGTTTTTTGCAGTCGGAGAACTTACGTTCATTGCATATGCAGGCAGCACGTCGTCGTAACCACGTTCTACTAGGGCATCGGCTGCGGTGCGTACGGTAGCCAAGCTGTTTGCAAGGGCGTCGTAAACTTCGTAGGCGTTGATCTTTACTTTTCCAGAATCTTTTTCCGCGTCAAAGTATGCAATTTCATCTATGGAAAAGAATACACGAGTACGGCCCCGCATAATCCTTTTGTCAGGCCCCATAGGATGATACTGCAAGCCCCGGACACGGTAATCGACAAAGGTATCTGTCAGTTTAAAAAGACGCTCGCCATAAACGTTTTCGTAATGACGTAGCATGCCGTGGTATTGCTTGAACCAATTGGACTCAATGAGAGCGCCATAGAACGGCGTCCACAGAGTATCCTTTGCCTGCGTATAGGTCAGTGCGGCAAACGTCCCTTGCAGCATTGTAGTGCGGGACAGGCCGTAGAACTGTGCAGGTTTTTGTAGCTTGAGAAGTCTGTGAAGGTGATAGGGAGCCAGATATGAACCAACGGTGTGTGACTTACCGCTGTTATGACTCAGGATACCGCCCGTAATAAATTGGTGCGTATCGGGCAGCGTAAAATCGTAGGTCGCCATATCGCCAATACTTTCGACGACTGCGATAGAGTCCGTAAATGTTCCTTTGCTCCAAATATCGGATTGCAAATTCTGAAACATTTCGTCAGTGAGTTGAATGCATGGACCCGTAATAGTATGGGGATATCCAGCATTCAGTAAGAGGGCACTAATATCGCGTAAGGCAGACATCCCCACAAATACGCGGCGGTGTTCTTGGAAGACACCTTGTAGGAAGGCTACAACGTCAGATTCCCGTGCTATACGTAATTGTATCGGCAGCACGCTATTGTAAAATTCCCGGCCAGCTTCCAAAGCTTTGCCGTATTTACCCGCACCAAAAATACGCTGGCCGTAGTAAATCAGGAGTGGGTCGTTAACAACCACGTCAGACAGCTTTTTGAATGCACCCTCAATTTCAATAGGATGCTCTTTTGTACCAGTAACAGAAAAACCCATTGCCGTAGTTATACGGACAACGGGTTCAGGCGCAGCGTAGAAAAACTGCGAAGTATTTTCCATAATGTCGCCATTATGAATGCCCAGCGTAAAGTCAGAAAAACCTTCAGGTGCGCCGGGGTTCACCTCATCCATATGCAGCAGACCGTGTTCGGTAATCGTCGGTGTGCTTCCTATGACACAACGCTGGCCCGCATTAATCGCCAGCTCATTGTAATAAGGTGCAATCTTTTTACGAATTGCTTCAGAGCGCCCCATCCCACAGTTCGGGCAAACACCGTGATGTAAGATACTCACTTTACGCTCTAGCTTTGCGTAAGAATCATCAACTTTATGTCCGTGTAAAAGCCACTCTAAATCAGAGCAGCCTTTTTTATAACACACGTCATTGAATGCGATTAGCCCCCAGATCAATT